CATCGAATTCACCGTAGTCCATTTCATGCCTGATTTATATAGCGCCGGCAATCATCAGTTGGCTGCGCTTCATATCAAAAGGTGGAGACGGTGTGAATTAACGCAAACAACTTGGAAGAAAACTGTACACAGACTCGTCGTCACCGTCGAAGTGGCGGCACTCATCAGCGAAAAGACCAAGCTTAGCAAAGTCGTCTCGCGTGACCGTGTTCGCATCCACATCTTCAGCGATGCTCATGTTGAGCATGCGGATCTGCGTCTGGGTAGTCTGGTGCACTTTATTCGCACAGCGATCATAATGCGCCTTGACATCCTCCATCGTGTAAGTACAGTACGTTCCGTCACCAAAAGCTCTGTCGATTTCTTGGTAACCGTCTGTCTTGATCTTGGAGGTCCAGAAGTTCTTCTCCTTGCTGTGTTTGTCAATCACCCTGATTGCTGAAAGCTCAAAACCGCGCTGCAACGGCTCATTGCGACCAGCAAACATGCTCGCCAGGGACAGAAAGCGAGCGGCCATCGAAGAGGGAGTGATGTTTACGTTTGTTTGGACTCCCAACTTCGATGTGTAGCGTTGGACGGCAGGGATCCATGGCACGTCACTGCAAACAAGACCGTCCTTGACTGGAAAGTGCGCGCCGATGATCTCAACGCGTCCGTCAACGATTGTCTTGAGCTTGGCCGAATAACCCAGGTCTTCTTGTTCACGGATGATCAAGCCTTGCTTGCCACCATTCCGTTCATCGGCCAAGCAACGTGAGCCTGCGCCACCACCATCGTCGCCCTCGAACAAACCGCGAAGGAATATCTTGAACGACGATGGCGCTGGAGATGTCAACGTTTGATACAGAGGGACTGACTTGAACTCCCAGTCGAAAGTTCCTTCTTGCAGTCTAAAGCGTCCTGTCTCTCTGTTGATGGCGAACAAGTGCTCAGGATTCTCTGTGATGCTACTGAAAACACCACTGAGCTCGTTAATGAAGTTGACCCCGCTTGTTAAAGCCCACCCCGAATCCAAATACATGTCTGGAAATTTCGCTGTGAACCAAGCTTCCTTGGGCACCTCAGGGCTCTTGATGCGGAACCGAATGTGCATGCCAGTCTTGACATCGTGGACGATCTTGGCCTCATGAAGGTCCGTAAATTCGCCATTGATCTTATGACTGACGCGCCGGTTGATCCGCAACAAAGCATTGTAGGTGTAGCCCAAAAGGCCTTCTCCATGCCTGTCGCACCGTTCATGCAACTCCATGCCAGTTTGGTCAATCTCCCACGCGCACGTCTCGAGAACCCTCGCGACGCGCCCTGCAGCAACCCTTCCTTTGTCGCCCCATGGGTCTTTCATCATCTCCCCGAAGTCATTGAGCACATCATCACGAGCACGATGCTTGATCGACATTCCGTAGAAGATGCCGTCGTCGTGGTCGAACAAAATGTGCTGAAAGATGCTGGTGGATATGATGTTCAAGGCCAACAGCTGCAAGGTGTTGTCGACAACAAGGCGGCCTGGTTTGCCTTCCTTGATAACTGCCTCCAACTTGCCGTTGGCCTTGCGGGTTCCCAAGCGCTCAGCCTTTGTGGTTGACTGCAATTCGATCTGGATCGCTTCCACTTCCTCTTGCGAAAATTTGCTCATGGCAATCTCCTTGAAAGTTTTGCCGGCAAACAGCTTGTGGTAAGCATTATCGATCGCTTTATCAGTCAAGCACACTTGGTTGAACTTCCGCCAAAACTTGTGCAGTCGCTGTGCAGCGTTCGAAGACTTCTTGAACGACAAGTCTGGGTACTCTCCATTCGCGTCTGGAAAGACTGACTTCTTTACTGTCGATCTGCCTTCTAAATCTGCGACGACTGACGGTTTGTCCTGAGCATTGTGCACGGTCACCGGATGAGTCACTGGTCCAACTGCCTGAGCAGAGTCCCGTGGTACTGGTGCCATTTCAATGTCAGGTGGCGGTCTCATGAACCGGCTGTCGAGGATTCGTGTGCCTATGCCTAAAATTCCCATGCGGTAATGCGCCGTAGTACTAAACACTGGTGTTGCTTTTCTACCGATCAACTCACGGCATCTTGTGTATGGTGACCACAACAGTGTCGACTGCGGAAAGAACCGCTTGTTATCGTAGGCAAACTGCCACAAATCTCGCATCCGCTGGATATGAGTTGGGCCCGCTGGAGCGGCTGCAACAGCAGCAGAGCCTGAGCCAGATGATCCCCCGACAGTGTGTGTACCGCCTTGGGCATTGACTGTAGTGACTCCGCCACTGCTCTGAGCAGCTGGCGCGACAGTAGCAGGCACAGCAACTGGTGGAGCTGCTGGAGTTGGTCCTGCTGGTGCCGCGGGTAACGCCGGTGCTGGTGCCGGCGCCGCCGGGGTGGCTGCAGTCGCAGCTGGTCGCGGTGCCTGGTAAGATGTAGCGTCCCCACCACTAATTTCCTCCCACTGTGTGGCCAAGCAATAAGAACGGGTGTGATCGCTCCAACGCCATCGTTGCTTCGACTCCATGGCACCGATTGTTCCACCGTGCATTTGCATGAAACGGTGGGCAAATCTGTACTCGTTCGGTATGTCGAGCTGGTTGACTGCTGGGCAATGCACGTCTCGCTCCCTTTGCATTCGCAAGGCCGTGTAAGTGCCGAAGAACTGGTAGTGGGAATTGCCGATGCGCATGCGCACCTCTTTCCACCCTTTCCAGGCCCACATCCTGCTGCAGCGTGGACAGGCTGCTGGAACATGGAATCGCTTCTCGTACGCATTGCCGAGTACCATCTTGTTGTCATCTGACAGCTGTGGCGTGCAATGTGCGCAAAAGGCGATGTTCTCCTGTCCGTCAAAAATAGTTCGCTGCTCCTGCCATGACGATCGCAGCAGGCAAAAGCAACGCCAAACAACATAGGCAAGCCCAGCGTATTTGACCTCTCTCGGCACCGAATGCCAAAATCTGGTCCAA